AGGGACAGTACGTAATAGTATTGGTGATACAATCAAAATGGAATTACTTGACATCTTAAAAGGTAACTACATTAATCCTCATGTTTCTATCTGGTATTATAAATTAGATGATGTTGAGGAAGTGGCAGATCCTGCAATGTGGTTGAAGGCTAATCCTAACTTAGGAAAAACCGTCAGCTATGAAGCTTATCACTTAGATGTTGAGAGAGCCGAAAAAGTGCCAGCAACACGTAATGATATTTTAGCAAAACGTTTTGGTATACCTATGGAGGGGTACACATACTTCTTTACTTATGAGGAAACACTACCACACAGACGAAGGACGTTCTGGTCACTACCATGTGCGTTAGGAGCAGACTTATCGAGAGGTGATGACTTCTGCGCGTTCACATTCTTATTCCCGCTTAAAGATGGTTCCTTTGGTGTTAAGACAAGATGTTATATTACATCTCTAACTCTTAAGAAATTGCCTGGAGCTATGAGGCTTAAGTATAACGAGTTTATAAATGAGGGGAGCCTTATAGTTATGGAAGGAACGCTTTTAGATATGATGGAAGTTTATGAAGATCTTGACCAACACATAATAAATCAAGGATACGATGTTAGATGTTTAGGATTTGACCCATACAATGCAAAAGAATTTGTTGAACGATGGGAAAGGGAAAATGGCCCGTTTGGTATTGAGAAAGTAATACAAGGAGCTAGAACAGAATCTGTCCCATTGGGGGAAATAAAAAAATTAGCCGAAGAAAGAATGTTATTATTTGATGAAGAACTTATGGTGTTCTGTATGGGTAATGCTGTAACATTAGTCGACACCAATGGAAATAGAAAATTGTTTAAAGTCCGTGCAGATCAGAAGATCGACAGTGTTGCTGCTCTGATGGATGCCTATGTCGCATATAAAGCGAATAAAGATGCATTTGAATAAAAGGAGGTGTTTTGATGGTAAATAATTTTATTGGTAGATTACAACATGCTTGGAACGCTTTTAAGAATCGTGATCCGACAGGGCATCAATATGAATATGGTCTAAGTTATGGTAGTAGACCAGATAGAACGCGAATGCGTTTTGGTAACGAGAGGTCTATAATAGCCTCTATATATACAAGAATAGCTATTGATGTAGCAGCCGTATCTATACAACACGTACGACTAGATCAAAATGGAAGATATGCAGAAACTATAAATTCTCACTTAAATGAATGTCTCACGGTACAAGCAAATATAGATCAATCTGGTAGGGCGCTCATTCAGGATATTGTGATGTCGATGTTTGATGAGGGTGTTGTTGCAGTTGTACCAGTTGACACTACGCTTGACCCAAACAAATCCGGTTCTTTTGATATACTGTCATTAAGGGTTGGTAAAATTCTTGAGTGGTATCCGAGGCATGTTAGGGTTCAACTATATAATGATAGGGTAGGACGTCGTGAGGAAGTTATATTAGAGAAGAGATTTGTGGCTATTATTGAAAACCCACTTTATGCAGTAATGAATGAACCAAACTCTACTCTTAAACGATTAATTCATAAACTAAATCTTCTTGATAGTATAGATGAACAGAGTGGTTCTGGTAAATTAGATTTAATTATTCAATTACCATACGTAATAAAAACTCCTGCTCGTAGAGAGCAAGCAGAGCAAAGACGTAAAGATATAGAGATGCAGTTAGCAGGTTCTAAATACGGAATAGCTTATACCGATGGTAGTGAAAAGATAACACAGTTAAACAGACCAGCTGAAAACAATTTAATGGCGCAAATCGAATATCTAACGAGCATGCTATACAGCCAGTTAGGTATTACGGAGAACGTATTTAATGGTACAGCTGAGGAAGCTGAGATGCTGAATTACTACAATCGCACAATTGAACCTATTTTGGCTGCAATCACTGATGCTATGAATAGAACATTTCTTACTAAGACTGCAAGAACACAAGGACAAAAGATTATATATTTAAGAGAACCATTCAAACTCGTACCAGTTAATAACTTAGCTGAGATAGCTGATAAGTTTACAAGAAACGAAATCCTAACATCCAACGAGATAAGAGCGCTGATAGGATTCAAACCAGTGGATGACCCTAGAGCTGATGAATTAAGAAATCCAAATATTAGTAGGGCCAAAGAAGAAAACTCTAATATCCCGGTTAATCAAGAACAAGAAAAAAATACGAAAGGAGAGAATAATTAATGAAATTCGACTTTAGTGGTTACGCCACAAAGAATGATTTGAAATGTGCTGATGGTCGAACTATAAGACGTAATGCGTTTAAAGATAACGATGGACAAACTGTACCATTGGTTTGGCAACATATGCACAATTCACCAGATAATGTGTTAGGGCATGCTCTATTGGAGAATAGGGATGATGGTGTTTATGCTTACTGTAAATTAAATGATACCCCAGCTGGTAAGAATGCCAAACTCTTAGTACAACATGGGGATATAACTTCATTATCTATCTTCGCAAATAATTTAGTACAAAAAGGATCAGATGTAGTCCATGGGGTTATAAGAGAGGTAAGTTTAGTTCTAAGTGGGGCTAATCCTGGGGCATTAATCGATAATTTGAGTATTGCTCATAGTGATGGTTCATATACTGAATCTGAGGAAGAAGCTATAATCTATACAGGTTTAGAAATAACAACTGACGAAATTGAACATGCTGATAAAAATCAAAATGAGAGTAAAACAGTTCAGGAAATTTTCGACTCATTAACGGAGGAACAAAAGAATGTCGTCTATGCTATGCTGGCTCAAGTAATAGAAGACAACATAGAGCACTCCGATGAGGACGAAGATGATATTTTAGAACATTCTAATAATAAAGGGGGAAATAATATGAAAAGAAATGTTTTTGATCAAGAATTAAATGCAGAACATCCGAAGACATTAAGCCATGATCAAATTAAAGCTATAGTAGATGATGCTGTAAGATATGGCTCATTTAGAGAAAGTTTCTTAGCACACACACAAGAGTACGGAATAGAGAATATAGACTTCTTATTCCCAGATGCTAAGTTAGTAAACAATCAACCAGAATGGATTAAAAGAGATACGTCTTGGGTTAATGCGGTTTTAGGTGGAGTTAAAAAGACACCGTTCTCAAGAATTAAATCTATAGCTGCGGACATAACAGCTGACGAAGCAAGAGCTAAAGGGTACATTAAAGGCAACCAAAAACTAGAGGAAGTATTCCCATTATTAAAGAGAGTTACGACTCCTACAACAATTTACAAGAAGCAAAAATTAGATAGAGACGACATTATAGACATAACAGATCTTGACGTTGTTGCTTGGATGAAACAAGAGATGAGAATGATGTTAGATGAGGAAATTGCTAGAGCGATTCTTATAGGTGATGGCAGACAAATAATAGACCCTGATAAGATTAATGAAGAAAACATAAGGCCTATTGCTCATGACGTAAATCTATACTCACACAAGGTGAAAGTTGCACCAAATATTTCAGGAGCAACATTAATAGAGACTATGATTAGGAATAGAAAGCACTATAAGGGTTCTGGTACACCAACCCTTTATACTACTAATCAAATTCTAATTGATCTACTACTTGTCAAAGACAAAATAGGTAGAAGATTATATAACAGTAAAGCGGAATTAGCATCTGCTCTATTAGTTAAAGATATTGTTGAAGTGGAAGTTATGGAGACAATGCCTAACCTGCTTGGGATATTTGTAAATCTTAATGATTATACATTAGGAGCAGACAAAGGTGGACAGATTTCAATGTTTGATGACTTTGATATTGACTTCAACCAATATAAGTACTTGATGGAGACTAGAATTTCAGGAGCATTAACAAAACCTAAATCTGCATTGGTGTTTATAAGAGACCAAGGTATTGAAGTAGTACCAACAGAACCTACATTTAATGATGCTACAGGTGTTGTAACTATACCTAGTAAGACCGGAGTTCAATACTTTGCTGACGGTGAACCAGTATCAGGTGGGGCAATGGATCCTATTGAGGAAGGCGCAACTGTTACAATTACAGCAGAACCTGAAGATGGATATTACTTCCCACATAACACATTAGCAACTTGGGAGTTTACCAGACCAGAATAGGAGTGATATTTCATGGCAAAGTTTCATGGTGTAATAGGTTATGTTGTTAATGAAGAGACTGTCCCCGGTGTATGGGAAGAAGTTGTAAAAGAACGTCCATACTCTGGTGATATTCTAAAAAACACTAACCGTTGGCAGCAGACTACTAATCTAAATGATGATATTTCTATATCTAATATTATTAGTATTGTTGCCGACCCCTTTGCCTATGAAAACTTCTTTAATATGAAGTTCGTAAGATGGATGGGCGCCTCATGGAAAATCACTAGCGTGGAAGTCCAGAGGCCACGCCTTATCCTAACAGTTGGGGGGCTGTATAATGAGCCGTAGATTAGAACTTCACCAAATACTAGTTGATATATTGGGGTCTGGCAATGTATACTTCCAACCCCCTGCATCAGTACAGATGAAATACCCGTGTATAATTTACGGAAGAATAGGTTTAGAGCCTAAGTACGCAAATAATAGAATGTATATGCACAAGAAGAGATACCAGGTCACTGTTGTGGATAAAAATCCAGACAGTGTAATACATGAAAAGATTTTAAAATTACCGTTGTGTAAGTTTGATAGACATTACAATAAGGATAATCTGAATCACGATGTCTATACATTATATTTCTAAAAGGAGGAGTAATATATGGCAAATAAAATAGTTTGGGATAAGACAGGCGAACGTTTTTATGAAACGGGTGTCGATAGAGGAGTTCTATATGTTCAAGACGACCAAGGTAATTATCCTAGGGGTGTTGCTTGGAATGGTTTAATAAGTGTTACAGAGAGTCCAACAGGAGCTGAACCAACTCCATTATATGCAGATAACATTAAGTATCTTAACTTGATTTCTGTTGAAGAGTTCGAAGCAAGTATTGAAGCATACACGTATCCAGAGGAATTCGAAGAGTGTGATGGGTCAGCGGAATTGGTTCCTGGTGTTACAATAGGACAACAACCTAGA